ATGGCAAGCTTCGCGCAACGTGGCAACAAGGTACTGGCCCGCGTCAACATCAAGGGGTATCCACCACAAAACAAAGCGTTTGACAACCGTACGGAAGCTGAAAGCTGGGCTAACGGTGTAGAAGCAGCAATGAAGGATGGGACATTTTCGGAGTCAACTGTTGCTCTGGGTGCTGACGTAATCCTTATTGCAGACCTCATCGACCGACACATAGAAAAGTACCTAGCAGCGCAGGTTCAGAAAAATAAGATCGCAAAATTCCGATACGGCCTACTCAAGCGTTTCCTCGGCCAGTACACCAACAAAACGCTGACGAAAGCCGTTATTGCAGAATTTAGGGACAAAAGACTTCAAACTTGTAAGGCTTCTAGTGTTGTGCGCGACATGGATGCACTGCACGGCATTCTGAAGAAAGCAAAACGCGATCAGGGTCTCAAGATCAACGAAGACGTTTTCGAGGTCATGAAACCGATCTTCTACAATAAAAGGGACAGAGTACTAACTGCGCCGGAACTTGAAACACTGTTCCGTTCTTTGGATGAGTCTCGCAATCCTTACATGGTGCCAATCACCCAGTTTGCGCTTGCAACAGCAATGCGACGTGGCGAGATTATTAGTCTGAGGTGGGACCGCATCGACTTGGAGCGCAGAACCGCATACTTGCCGATTACAAAAAACGGCAGACCGCGTCTTGTCCCGTTGAGCAGTGTTGCCATACAAATCCTGCAAGGTATGGCAAGGGACGATGATCGTGTGTTCCCGATCACCGAGCACGTAATCGACAGTACTTGGAGAAGGGCAGTGCGCAGAGCAGGGATCGAAGACTTTCACTACCACGATCTGCGTCACATGGCACTGAGTTCGATGGCAAAGAAAATTCCGAATGTCATCGAGCTAAGTCGCATTAGCGGACACGTCAACATCAGTATGTTGGACCGCTATTACCATGTGACGCCTGAGGAACTCGCTCTGAAGCTTGGATAGTCGTAAAAAAGGGGGAGCTAGAAGCTCCCCTTGTTGTTTGCAGCGTGTCTTACAGGAACAGCGGACCAGTCACCTTGTGGATTACGTGCGTGGGATGCGTTGCGCTGAACGTGCAGTCGTTAGCCACTTCTGCGTAGATGCTGTTGAACAGATCGAACAGCGCTTGCTCGCGTGCATCTTCAAAGCGTTCAGCTTCGGCGTGTGCTACTTCTGCGTCTTCGTACAGGATGGTGAAGTTATGCATGTCAGTGTCCTCGTGTTATTCGTCAATTGCGCGTCGATCAACCTTGCCTTCCACAACAGCTTTAAAGAACTGTGTTGCAAGCGTGTCGTTGAAGTCCTTGCCGAGTAGTTCAAACTGTGCTGCTGCGTCAAGTTCCAGATGCACTAGCTTCTTAACGTCTTGCCCAAGCTTCTTCAGTTCAAACAGCTTCAGTGCGTCGTCCAAGCCGTCTTCCTTCTCAATGCGGAATCTGGGTGTTGCGTTGCGCCGTCCGTAGAACTTGACGAGATGTTTGCCAATGCGCGCAATGCCCCAAATGCTGTCTTTGGTCACAGTGCCATCCCTGTGATGCAACAGCGCGTGACCTACTTTTACGATCTGCACTTCCTTGTCGTTGATCGGAGCAGCTTGTTCTTCAACGATTTCAAGTTGCGGTTGCGTTGCTGCTTTCTCAGCAGCACGTTTGGCACGCTTGCGGATTGCATCGGGCGTCATCGAAAGTTGCTTTTCCATGTTCATTCCCCTTGTTTTGCTTCAACACGGCGCACGTTGTAGCGGATAGCGCCATATTCCAGATCAAGCTTGTCTGCGCGACGGGATGCAGCAACGCGAGTTGCGTAGGGCTTGCCAACGCGTTTGCCGGTTTTGCAGTCGATGACTTCGTACATGCTGATTTCGCTGCCGTTGCTGATTGGGAAAGTGCGGATCGTTTGCATATGTGCCTCAGGGGAGAACAACAACGTACACAGTGGAAAGCACCAAGTCTTGCTTTGCTGCAATGTCACGCACTTGCTTGGTGATCTCTTTCTTTGCTTCGCCGTAGGTCATTGCGTGGGGCGTGCTCAACTCCACTTTGTCGCCTGCAATGTGTGCCTCAAACAGCCACATACCGAAGCCCTTGGGCGCTTTTGCGTGACTGAACATGAACTTGTTAATGCTAAATTCGACCTTCATTTGTTTAGTGATCCTCAGTTGTTTACCTACCATGTGTAGATGGTAAGTTCGTGTGGCAACCAAGCAAGCAAAGAATCAGCGGTATCAATTGGTTGTTCCAAAGCAACCATGCAGCCAATTAGGAAAACCAAATGACGTAGGCATTGATTGGTTGGTGCCAGAACGTATCCTCAGAACGTGGTAAACAACACAACAATTGAAGGAAAGCTAACCATGTCCTACGAACTTCCCCGTCCCGCAAAACTGAAGAAAGAGATCGAGTCGAAATACATCGGTTTCGGTGTTGGTCGCACGCACAAAGTTGGCAAGAAGTGCAAGGTGCAGCGTTCACCCGCAGAACCCGGTCTGTTCATCATCTGGTTTGGGAAGACTGAGATTGCGAAGGTAGCTGCGTTGCAACTCACCGAGACCATCGAGTACACCGACGGTCGTCCGCAACTGTAAGGCGTTTGTGCTATAACATACAAAGGAGCAACGACCGTGAGAGAGCAGATGGACATTCTCAAGTTTGAGGCAGATCTGGAGCTGATCCGCGCTACCAACTCCAAGCTGATCCAAGAGACAGCCAAGATACGCACTGAACGAATGTGGATGCCCTTTGTGTGGGGCGCTACGTTTGCGTCACTTGTGATCGGGGCGGCAGTAGCGATCGCGAAGTTGCTGTGATCGTTAAGTAATACGAGAAAAGGGGCCTAATTAGGCCCCTTCGTCATTTGAAAAGAAAAAGGGGAACAGCGCTTGACTGTTCCCTTGTAAAACGCATCGCCTTGTCCGAGGCTACGAAGATGCGTGCCCGGATTCTATGCTTACTTTGCTTCCAGTGCTGCAATGCGTGTCAGCAGGTCTGCTACTTGAGCTTGCAACTGCACAATGATTGCGTCTTGCTCCTGCACTGCTGCACCGATACGTGGCACTAGCTTTGAGTAGTCCACTGCCTGCAGGTCAAGAGCTTGCTTGACGTCGATTACATCATCAGGTGTGACTTCTTGCGTAGCTGGATCGAAACCGTCTCTGTACACCGGATACCAGTCGCCCATTGCATCCTTGGTTCCGTGCACTGCAAATGGCACCACTTCTTGCAGTTCGTGCGCAATAACGTAGTCGATCTTGTCGTCGCGTTCTGCAATGTTGCCGTTGTAGAACTTGATCGCGTTGACCGTGTCACGTGCGCCAGTAATTGGCACATAGTTGCTCTTGATGCGGTAGTCTGATGACGTGTTGTATGCGGTAGTCGTGCCGTTGATCACAACAGAACCAGCAGTAGAACCGCCAGTTGATGTAGTCATCAGCGCCGTAGCGCCGTCAACATACGCGTTACACACGATACCCGCACCATAGCCGGGGCCGAAATAACTGATGATCACCTTGTTAGCGTTGACCGCATTCCCAACGGTCAGCGTTTGGCGAGCTGCGATAGTGCCGCTATCACCTACAGTCAAGTTCACCGCCGTATTCGCGCTGTTGACAAACTCAATCGCTGCACTGGACGCATTACCGCGAATGAAAGGGGTGAACCCGCCGCTGTTTGCAATCAGATAGAGGTATGGGCTGAGAACCGTAGTGCTGTACAGCTTGACGTTTGATGAAGTGAACTGCGTTGTGCCGGTAAATGTGTGACCACCCGTTGCAACATAGCTGAGTGCTCCTGCACCCGCTGTACCGTTAATGCCCCCTGTCGCAATAATGCGGGAGTCGTAGTCATTAGCTGATGCGGTGCTGTGGAAATCGATGAACGGTGTCTGTACTGTAGTAGTTGAACCAAGTTCGATAGACCCACCATTTACATAAATCCCACCACCGATTGTGACGTTGTTGCTGAACGTCTTGTTGCCCGCGAATGTAGATGCTGCATTTAGGTCAGCAGCACGAGCCGTTAAATTTGCGTTACTCATTTTATTATTCTTATAGTAGTTCTAACAATTACAGACGTGCGTCTGCTACCCATGTACCAGCACCATCCCATCCGCACCAGTTTGTCAGTGACAATCCTTGGAACGTAAAGCCGTCGTAGCCACCATAAACGTTCGTCGGCGTGAAAACAGTGTCGGTGCCACCGGCGTAGTACTTCCAGCCAGTCAATGTCATCGTAGGGGCTGCACGCTTATGCACTAGAAACGGCACTGTGTCGTACGCGCCAGTCACGCCTGTCAGACCTGAGATGTACTTGAATGGCTCTACACCTGTTTCGTAGTAGCGGCAAACACGAGCGTATTCCGCTTGACGACATCTGTATTCGAACGCTGTTGGTAGACCGGTAGCAGGAGCGTTCGGACTACATTGCTCAAGCTGCCATTGCGCTGTACCGATGGTGTATGTGGCGCCTGGGGGGAACCAAATTCCAATAGCCAGATAGTCGTTGCCGTTTGTACCAACGGTTTTACCTGCAACGCTTGGCAGATCAACGCGAGCACTAAATCGAGTTGGTGTTGTTGTGATGGTCCAGTTGACCGCAGTGTCAACGATCACTGATGTTGATGGTGAACCACCTGTACCGAAGTTCTGGCGCACGAGTAAGTTCGTGATGGTTTGTGTCCCCGAACTACACCACAACCAGCAACTAAATGTCGCTGAACGTCCAGCTAGACTCTTAGTTGATTCGATGCGATGTTGCACATACGGAGCTGTACTTGCGGCAACTGTGCCAGTGCTGGCGGTTGTCTGCTGGAACGTCAGATAGTTATTGGCTGGCGTAGCCATAGCCACAGGCTCAGCACCATTCCAGCTTGACGAACTGACTGTGGTTGCTCCACCAGCACCGCTATATTCATAGAACATCGTTGCTGTAGTGTTACTCAGTGTTGCTGCTGGCAGTGTGGCTGAACCCAACTGCCAGAAGTCGAAGTTGCCGTCTGTGATGAAATTGCGGTTCGAAAAGGGGACACCGTTGTAGATGTCCACTTCACGAGCCATGTTGAAGGCTTGCGATGTCACTCTTAGCTCCCTAGTTTCTTGTTGATTGCGTCAATAGCTGCTTGCATTGATGCGATTTGTTGATTTAATGTTTCATTAGCAGTCTTAAGTTCTTTGATCGCGGAAAGTGCCAGCGGAATCAGTGCCGTATATTCCACAGCGAGATAACCGTTAGGAGCGGTTGTGACGGCTTCTGGGAGGACTGCTTGAACCTCCTGCGCCAAGCAACCTACATAGACGCGTGAGTCGTCTGGCAAGTCGTACGCGGTGTTGTAGTCGTCGTCAGCCTTCCATGTGTAGCGCACAGTCTCCAGCGTTGCTACAGCGTCCAAAGCTCCTGTGATCTGGCTGCGAACGTTTTTCAAACGTTCGTCGGAGTTAGCTGCCCAACCAGTGCCACCGTTACCAATGAATGCACCTATGCCGCTCTGGTTGTACACGACGAAACTGTTTGAGGTATCAGGGCCAGTAATCCAGTAACTACCACCCGTGGAACCGCTATTACGCAATGCAAGAGGGGCACCAGCACCAGCACTTGCGATTGAAAGCGTTGCCGCTGACAGACGAGCGGTTGTACCAATGGTGGTGTAAGCCGAACCATCGGTTGTCAGGAACAGGTTGCCGGTTGCGTGCTCAAGTGTGAGTGGACGCGACGTGTTGTATGAACCGTATGGCGTTGTTGAGTGAAGCAAGTACAGTGACGAACCATCATCACGGAACATCGTTGAGTAACCACTTGCACTTGTGTTAAGAATGCGGAGTTGTGCGCCACCAGTATCGAAGCCTTCCGCACTAACACCACCAGCAACTTGAAAACGTGGTGCGGAAGTAGCGCTTGGTGTCTTGTTGATACCAACTGCGCCGGTAACTGGTTCAATGGTCAATCGTGTCGTTCCCGCTGTTTGCAGAACTAGAGGCAAGACTGATGCACCACCGAACGATGTAGTGTCCAAGTACACGTTTGATGCGTTTGTCACTCCCAAGCGTGCCATTTGGAATACTGGCGTAGCGCCTGCCGGTGAGCTATTGCTGTACGCTGCAATTTGCGCGGTAGTTCCGGTGCCGTTTGGAATAGCGGCTACAGAAGTTGTCGAGTTAGCAGTGCTGGTTTGGAAGTATGTGCGGTTCGCGTATGTCGCATTGCTGAAGTCACCGGTGATCAAGCCGCCAGAGCTAAGACCAAGGTTGCCGCTCATTGTGCCGCCGACCAAAGGAAGCATTCCGCTTACTGCTACTGGTGTCTTAGTAACAACTTCGAATGAGTCTGTTGCAGCAGATGTAAAGTTATTGAACTGGATAGTTGCGCCATCTGTTGCTGTGTAGTCGACACCGGTTAACAAACGCGCACCGTTCATGTACACGTCAACATAGCCGACTGAATATGGAGATACGGTGATCGATGAAGCACCAGCGCCCGGTGTGTATTGCACAGACGTTGGTTGAATTGCCATTGATGGCGTGTAGGTAACTTGCGTCAGCACTTCGTATTGGTCAGTGCCGTTTGCTGCTACTGTCAGATTGACGTTGATGCCGTCTGTCGCTGTGAAGTCATCGCCCGGGATCAAACGCACGCCGTTTTGATAGACCTGCACGAAGCCCGCGTTATAGCCTGCTGTGACAATCTTTGTTGCCGTATTAGCAGGTGTGTAACGGGTGCTAGTTGGCGCTGTAGTGCTGTTTGCTGTGCTCTGTGTTGTGCCGTCTGGGAACTTGATGGAGCCACTAAGCAGGTTCACACCATAGACGTTTGGTGCAAACCAGTTTGTGTAGCTTGCGATCTTCCAGTTCACGCCGCTTGAGGATGATCCCGCTGCCGCACCAGTTGATTCGAAGAACATGTTGTCGCACACGTACAAGCTGAGCGATGTTCCCAAATCTGTCTTGTCGGAGCCTTGTACCGCTACTGTGATTGCACCGCCTGAGTAGTTGACAATCGCCACGCCTGCACCTGCTTGATAAGCGGCTGCAACTGGCAATGTAATCGTGACGCCCGCTGTCTTAACAAATACGATTGAACCTGCGTATGACAGATCAAGCGTAGTGTTTGCGGAGACTTCTGTGTGCTTTGCGAACTGAAGACCTGATGTGCTTGATGAAGCACCGGCAACACCTGTAGAGCCATCGCAATACAGGGAGCCAGCTTTGCTTTGTGGCACGGTAACGGTCTTTGAACCGCCAGTCATTGCGAACGTCAGGGTGTAAAGGCCTGTCGTGTTGTTGACCGCAATGAATGGGTGAGCAGTAGCAGGGACGGTAATCGTTGTATTCGCTGTCAATGCGCCAGTGAAGATGATCATGCCGTTACCAAACTGAGCAGTTGTCAGTGTCATTGCTGACGAGGTAACAGGAACGGTCACAAGGCCGTTATATGAGTTCGCAGAAGCTGCCGCGTTTGTCGCGCTAGTTGCCGCATTGCTGGCTGATGTAGCCGCTGCTGATGCGGAGTTGCTAGCGTTGGTCGCTTGTGTTGTGGCTGTACCCGCGGAAGTAGAAGCTGACGTTGCGCTAGTTGCAGCATTGCTGGCTGATGTAGCCGCTGCTGTCGCGCTGTTGCCAGAATTTGTAGCTTGGGTTGAAGCCGTACTTGCAGAGCCGGAAGCCGCTGTTGCACTGTTCGCTGCATTAGTGGCTGAATTACTTGCCGCTGATTGGCTTGATGCCGCTGCTGTTGCGCTGCTTGCTGCCGCAGTTTGGCTTGATGCTGCTGCCGAGGCGCTTGACGCTGCTGCTGTTGCGCTGCTAGCGGCGTTAGTTGCTGATGTTGCGGCTGCTGTTTGGCTTTGTGATGCCGCGCCTGCGCTTGTACTTGCGTTGTTCTCAGAAGTCTTTGAGTTGTTCTCGGATGACTTTGCTGCGCTCGCGCTAGATGCCGCATTTGTCGCGCTAGTGGAAGCGTTTGAAGCCTGCGTTGTGGCAGTTGTCGCGTAGGTCTGTGCCTGTGCTGCACTTGCTGCTGAGTTATTCGCGCTTGCCTGTGCCGCATTAGCTTGTGCTGTCGCAGTGTTTGCCGCGTCGCTCGCACCTTGAACTGATGTTTGCGCATCAGCGATGGTGTTCACCATGTCTTGCAGAGTGCCGGGCAACTGCATTGGCAAGAACGCGCCAAAGTTTGCTGCAATCTGGTTCTTATCTCCGTCAAGCGTGAAGATGAGCTGTGAATTGTCGTTGTTAATATCGCTCATAGGTTTGTTCCTGGGTATGCCTTAATGCGAATCCATTCCGGTCCCTTTCGGAGGACTGCACCTGCATCGGTTGTTATTTGGATGAAGAAAGCGGCTTTGCCAATAGGCCATTGCGCTGTCACTGAGCTTGGTACGCTGATCGTGTAAAGCCCATTGCTAGCGGGTACTAGCGGGTTCGAAATATTCGCAACAGGAATCGTCGCGATTAGCTGGGTTTGGGTCTGGTCATACAACCATGCATTGACCGCCCACTGACTGTAGTCCGGTTGCTGGCCGTCTGGGAATGAAGCGCCCAAACCATCGAGCGATCCTGCATAGTTGAATGAACTACCTTGGTAGAAATCGTATGGCACTCTTATGCCCCTGTAGTTGTTGAAACGTAGGCAACAAAGTGTTTGCTACGTGCTGCGTCCGCCACTGCGCCTGCTTCTGCTGCGGTGTCGAAATAACCCAAGTCATTGCGCTTCTTATTGATCACGATGTAAGCGAGCCACTTCTTCTTGTTCTTGTGGAAGCTTACGCCGCGATAACCAGATGTGTTGTCTTTGCGGAGGGAATAGTTCTGGTTGTTCTCAGCGATTGAGACTGCGCGCAGATTGCACCAACGGTTGTCGCTGCGATTGCGGTTGATGTGATCTGTTGCTTCCTTTGGGAATGCGCCAGTCATGTATAGGAACGCTAAGCGATGGGCGTAAAAAGTGACGCCGTTTAGCGTGATGCTGACGTAGCGCTTAGGGTTGTTGTGGCCAACCTGCTTGCCTTTACGGCTAGAGCCCATGCTCTTGAGGAATGTGAAAATCCCTGTTTCGGGATTGTAGTGGAGGGCTTCTTTGAGAGCCTTCTGTGTCATTGTTTTCATGTTGGTTTCCGCTGCTTGCCGGGTTCCAATCACCCGTTTGTTTCTTCTATTTATGAAGCGGGATTCCAAATGAAAAAGACCACCAAATGGTGGCCTCTATTACTGCTTGCGCTTCCTGATAGTTACGTCTAGCCGATCTGGGTTGCCTATGTCTGTTTCTTCGAATCTAGTGTAGAAGCGGAGTAGGTCGGTAATGTCGTTGCCTTCTTCGTCTCTTACTTGTATCTCGAATACTAGGCTTCCTGCTTCTAGTCTCGACGTAACCCGTACATCAAACATTTGCTGATGGATCGATTGCAGGACCGAACATGGTTTGCGGCTTGTCGCCATCCATCAACCGCTTAATGTCCGTGACTAGCAGTTTGTTCGTAAGCGCTGCGAGCACAGTTTGTTGGTCTGCGGTGCTGTATGCGTTGATCTGCATTGCCAGAGCGTGCAAGTCTGTGATGCCTGGGTACGTCGTGAAGCCGTTGATTGTTGTGATTAGTTCGTCCATTACTTGATCTCCGTGCGCCATTTAACTTCTTGTTTTTCGAATCCAAAACGTGGGGCAAGTGTTTCCCACCAGTCTTGGTTTGTTCCGAAGCTGATGAACTTGCAGCCGTTTGCGCGTGCTGCGTCCCAGACTTCCTTGTGGAAGGTGGTCAAGATGCTTGGCGCCTCTTGCTTGTTGGTTGTGTCGTTGCTTACTGCAATCCAAATGTGGAATGTCTTGCCGTCTGGGCCGTCTAGCACCTGCACGATGCCAAAGCCGCAACTGTCTTCGAGTGCTTCGTGACGTGACGCGTAGGTAGTTGATGGTTCTTGTTCCGCCTTGCGACCACGCTTCTTCTTGTTACGGTGGATCGACGTGAAGACGCAGGATGCCTTTTCATGCAGCAGGGCGTTGAACACAGACTCGATAGTCCAGCCGTCAGGATTGCGCTTGTTGTCGATCATGTACTTCAGACCAAGACGGATCAGATGCCAGTATTCCGGCAATTCGTTCTTGTTAAGCAAGATCAGGTTATTTGGTTTTGTTGGGTCAAAATTCATTTGTTTCTCCTTTTATGTTGCAGACTATTTATAAGAGCTTTTAAGTTCGCGGCTCTACAACATAAATAATCTTGTCAACAACAATGGAGAAGACAACATGCAGACACGACACCTATTCACATTCCAGATGCGCGAAGCTGAAGAAATGACCTTGAAGCAGCTTGCAGAAGATGGCTTGGAGATTTTCAAGCTTGCGCAGCAGATCGATGAAGATCGAGGAAAACGACCTTAGAGATATAGTTGAGTTTGAACCACCGCGCCAGATAATCACTAAGAAAATGATCGCGTTTGAAGCGCCGTCGTGGAGCTTTGGCGATGAATATCACGCACTACAGTTCAAAATGTGTTTTGGTGAGCGCTTCGAGTACCAAGAGTACGATGCAGAATGACGGAAGATAAATAATGGTGCAGAAAGTGTATTTGTCATGTATGCATTTTGTATCTCCGAAGTTTAAAAGACGAAGCCCCAGTCACAGACCCGTGCTGGGGCTTTTTCTTCGCTTCGTGAATCGTTAGAGATATTCCGAGAACGTGAGCTTGAACAGCATTGCTTCCGCTTCATCGTCAAAGCCGGTGAGAAGCGTTGCCCATGCGTTTGAAGTGTGGCTAAAACTGCTATCTGCGTAATTAAAGTCACCGACGTCGTGTCTTTCATGCCATCCAGTATCGGCGAGATATTGTTTAAAAGCTTCGTGCTCGTCGCCAAATGGAATGTTTCGCAGAATTACTTGGTATGGTGTTGTCATTGTTGCGCCCCGCCGAATGCTAGTTTGAACGCTACTGCATCTGCGTCATTGTCCAACGAGAAGACTACATAAGCTGTGATTCGCTTTAGTGCATACTGAACAGCCGGACTAGTTTCGTCTTCTACGCAGTAATCTAGCGAGTATTCTGTGATGTTTGAACGTCGCGCCCATGCTCGTAATTGATGCATGTGTTTCAGTGCGTCTAGTTCGCGGTTAAAATATTTTACGATAGTGTTTGTCATGTTTTTATTATTCTCTTCATTCTTGCCGCTTCAACGTGCGGCAGATTCTTCTTTAATCGTTGTCTAGCGTAAGGGCCAGCGTTAATAGGATGATCGCAAACACCAGCAGCAAAATGGCCTCAAAGGTGAATAGTGCGATCATTGCTTCGCTCCCTCTGACGCTTGCATGAATGCATTGCGCAATACTTCAATAGCGCCAAGTGCTTCAAGATGGTTTTCAATCTGCGACCACTCTGTTTCGATAGTGCCGTCATTGTTGACAAACACCATCAAGGCAAACTTCATGTTGTCAGCAAGCTCAAGCGCATTTTCAAGCAGTGTTGCAGGTGCGCCGTTTGGTTGGAATTTGATAATCTCGGTCATTGTTTCGCTCCCGACGCTTGTGCATAGTCGATTGAGCATATGAGCAGTGTTGGAAGCATCACGCCAGCAGCAAGCGCCCATAGATAGGACTTTTCTGTTATAGCAAAGTAGATATCGCTTGCGAGCGCCGCGCCAAAAGCGTAGATAAGGAAAAAATCGATTAGTTTTGTCATGTTGTTATTGTATTCTCCAGTGTGGCAGCACCATCGCTGCGCACACTCTTATTTATGTTGTAGGCTTGCTCGTGCCGTTATGCGTAATAGGTGTGCTGCGCAATCAGATTGGCGAGATTCGTGATTGGGTACCACTTCGCTTTATCAACAAGCCGGAATTTGAAACCGCTGGGCGATACTACCAGCGTGTTGTTAATAATCACGCCGTGTGCCGCGTAGATATTCACTTCAGTAGCCTTCAAGGCTACGGCCATTAGCGCGATTTCCAGTCTGTTTGTTTCTGAAGATGATGCGCCGTTCCAGTCGCAGTCTTTGTAGATTGTGTCGTCTAACTCTGCTCGCTTTAATTCGGCGTCTGCAATCTGCTGTTGAAGCTGTTTCAGCGTTTGTTCCCGGTTGTGGTCGTTAATAATCATTTTAGTTTGCTCCGTTTTGTTGTTGTTGTGCTTTCTTGAGTTCGCGGCATTTACGTGTGCGTTCTGCGTTGCTCTTTGCGTTGCCTGTCTTCTTGCGACCGCGCTTTGGCTTGACAATCTCTGGTGCGTTCTCGATCTGCTCAACAGCACAGCCAGGGAAGAACAAGCTCAGGTATTCCGCAGACTCCTTGTCCATAACAACAACAGTCTTGCTGTTGGTATCTGCGGGGTTGCGCAGGCTAGTACGCATGATGGTCTGGTAAAGCGTCTGATAACCGCGTGCTCTGCGTAGTAGTTCAGGTGAAACACCAACTTCGCCCATGAACGCGTAGTTTTGTGGCGATGCATTTAGCGCGCTGAAGAACACGACGTTGTGAATGTGCTTGTACTTGTTGAGGCCGTGACATACGTTCGCAACACGGATGCCCAAATCCATTGGCGCGTCAGTCGTGTTTGCTGCGTACAGAAACATTTCTTCGCCCATTAGTTCTTCGATTACTTCACGAGCGCGGTTAGCAACGGTGACGCTGCCGATCTTCGTTTCCTTCAGCGTCTTCGACCATGTACCGTCAAAGAGGTACTTGATCGTCAGCAGTTCGCCGTTCGTGTGAAAGCGCATTGAAAGATTCGAAGCGATTGCCGCGTGCTCAATGAATTCGACTTCACGTTGCCAGAGCAGGTACAGTACAGAGTCCTTGAACATCGCGCCCATGATTGTGACCGTGCGGTACTTATTGAAGCTCTGCGGCTTCAGCAGCGAGAAAGTCGTGATCTGATGCTTCCCCATTTCCTCGCCTGACACAACCTTGTCCCATGACTCGACGTTCACGTAAGTCGTCCACGCTTGCGGGTTGTGCAGTTTCTGGCACACGGTCTGGTAAATCTTGTCTTGCTGGTCGTTCAGCAGGCATTCGGCCATACGCTGCACTTCAGTCTCTGAACCGGCTTTCGTTGTGATCTGGCAGTACTTGTTGCTGTCTCTGCGGACTTCAACGTGACTAGTGAAAGCAGCGTGATTAACCGGCAGATTGGCAGTCCAGTCGTCTTCGATTTGCGGAAGCTCGTCGATAATCACGTCCCAGTCTTTAGCGTTATGCCAGTAGGGCAGCGTCAAAAACGTTTGATGGGAGATAAGCAGAATTTCACCGACACCGGGCGCAGCAGCGCGTAAATGGTTAGAAACGGTCGTTTTTACCGAGTCTGCGCATTGCGTGTGATATTTGGTGATCTGCGTTTTAGGCCTTGCGCTCTTTACGAGAGCGTTGTAGGTTTGGTCAATTAACTGCGTTGAAGGCTGAACGATTGCGACTTTCGCGCCGATTTCGACCTGAGCTAAAGCGTGTTTGATTGCGGCAGTAGTTTTGCCGGCGCCCGCGAGCGCGTCTACGAAATAAATTTGCATTTTTGTTTTTCTTATGGTTCTCCGATGCATTGCACATCGGCTCATGGCTTCTCTACGGCCATTAACTGTTTTACAGTCTACTTCTATTTAGCTCTCGGCGTCAAAATTCATGTAACGGCCTCAATCTATCTATAGGTATAATTCGTTACATGTCTTGAATCTGCGGAAAAGCAAAGCCGAAACGGATATCTGGAAACACAACTTAAGTATTATCGCTTGGGTGTCCGCGAGCAAAGCGAGTGGAACGCCCAGTAATAATAGGCAAGTTGTCCCCTCAGTGGTGAGCGCAGGCGAGTCCGCTGAGGGAACGCCATGCGTATATTTGTCCAGCACAAATTGACGTAGCGCAGGGCTTCTACTTCGCAAGCTCATACGAAGCACCTGAGCCACATCAAATTAACCACATCTGACTTGCACGTCGCTTCGCTTGCACTGCGCAGATGGGTGTAATTTGATTCGGCTATTTCGCGTTCGCTTGTTGGTGTTTGTCCCGCAGATCCCAAAAACTAAAACTTGATCTACCCATTTCGCGACAGCAGAATTGAGAACGTTACGCAGATAAATACGGTTGAGACGTCCTGTCTCGATTCTTATTGGTAAATTCTCTACTGAGCCTTCCGCAATGGAAGGCTCACCCATTTCTGGCGCTAAATACCTTGACGAGCACTCACGCTCATACAAGGAACCAGAAATGACCAAACTTGACGATGCGATCTCAACAGTACAAGCAGGTGTTGAAGCCGCTGTCCCAGTTGTCCAGGCAGTTGCGCCTATCGTGGCAGCAGTAGCGCCACAAGCAGCACCAGCAGTTGTAGCAACCGAGGCAATTGCAGCCGCTACGCCAACAGCAGTTCACGGTATCGCAGCCATCATCCGCGCATTCGAAGACTTGATCGCGCAATTCAAGGCAGCACACGGCCTGTAAGCCATGCCAAAGATGAAGCTCACAACGACTGCTGAACGGTTCTTCGAGCACCGTTTAGAAATCGCCAGTTGGCTGCTCAAACACAAAATCGCTGTTGAGCTTCATCTTTCACCCAGTAAACAGAAAGTCTACCTCATGTTCGATAACACGAACGACGCGTGGACTTTCGCCGAGAAATTTGAAGACGTATGAGACCGAAACCAAAAGTATTGTTGGAGAAGCAAACAGGCAAGAATCACCGTGTCTTGCAGATTTTCGAAGCGACAGAGCTCTACGCTGTGTTTTATGACGGAAAGCCAATCAACTGCCGCGACTACAACCCGTATTTGAACAATGGTACGCCCAAGTATATCCGCTTGACGTATGTATATAAGAGCAGTGCAGTAGGCTGTGCTCGCCGTCTTAATACGAAATTCAAGACCGACAAGTTTGCCGTCTACAAGATGCAACCTGCCGAACTAGTGTTGCCAGAACCACCAAAAGAAGCTGTGGCAGCTTCCGGTAAAAAGACGAAGCGCAGTACTAGCAACAAGTAATAGACGCTTGGTGAGGGTTCTGCCAAGCCGTAAGTGAAGAACAACATGAAACAAGAACAAGATCAGCATATAGCTGGCGAGCACGAAGTAAAGTCGAAAGCAGACGTTGACCGCTATTACCCAGATCACCCACCTCGCAAAGAGTCGAGCCTATTCCGCCATACCAAGCATCAATTGGTTGCCGTGCTGGATACACCGTGCAAAGCGTGCGGGAGCAAAGAGAAGCGCGAAGTACACCATTTCCACGCAGAATGGGCCGACGCTAACGGAATCGATTGGGAAAAGATGAAGCTGTTGCATCCAAGCTTCCATTGGGAGACTTTTCAAACAGCGGAAGACTTCATTGACAGCCCCTATAACATGATGGTGCTGTGCGAGAAGCATCACAGAGCGCCTAATCACGGCATCCACCATTTGCCATACCCTGATTGGGTTATGCAGATGAACAAGCTTGAGGGCTTCGTATTCAGCCCAGACGAGGTAAAGCGCGATGTTTAACTTCGATATGGAGATGTGCCATAACTGTGCTGTATTCCACGACGACAGCAGCGACGCGATGGTAATCGTAATTTCCTACGACAACAAAGAGTTCGAAGTCCAGTACGGCACCTTTGACCATTCTGAGCTATTGGCAACACTAACGCCGATCAACGATGACGACCTGAATAGCTGGTTAGACAGCATGTTCAACCCGTTCGATGAAGCAGACTTGAAACTCATTGAAGAGCGCTTGAAAGAACTGCATTTAGCTGTTTCGGTGGACATTGACGATCTATGAGCGTTCTCGATTACGAGGTGCTACGCAAGCTGCGATACATGGGCCTATACGACAAGTGGTCTATTGCAGATATTGATTCGTACGCAGACACGCAGATCGCAGACTATAAGGCACTGTTAGAAGGCTTGCCCAAGGAAGTGTTTCTGCGTGTTCTGTTTGATATTGAGGATGCGCGACAGAAGGCGCTCCTGCACAAGTACAGTTGGACGGTCGTTCCGCTTACTTGATGATGTAGTGCTCGATGCCCCATCCAATGATGGCGATACAAGCTCCGAGCAACCATAGCAGCGCGTCATTCCACTTGTCCGACCATCCCTTGGCTAGCACGGCCATTTCTTCTTTAATCTTGTCCAGCTTGGTATCAACGCTTGCATTGAAGCTGATAGCCAGATTATCAAGCTTGTCGTCAATCTTCCCAACAGTCTCATCAATCTTGGCGATCTGCTCGCCTTGAGACTCTACTTGATTCTTTAGCACGATATAACGCGCCGAACATTCTACGACGTGCTTCTCTAAATCTGTTTCAGCTTGCTCTGCTACCTGTGCTGCTGTTCTGCGGCGTTCAACGCCATTCCAATCCTTCTGCTTCTCACTCATACCAAATCCCTCTCTGGAAAAAGATTACCAGATGTATCCACGGACTATTTATTGGGGCCTTGGCGAGCGCTGGTTTCTACAACATAAATAGAAGTGCAGGAGGAAACCCAATGAACAAAACGGGGAACCGAAAGGGCGTTCCGCATACTGCGGAATCGATAGAGAAGATGCGCCAAGCAAAACTTGGAAAGAAGAGGGGAAAGTATAAGCCCCGCAAAAATAAATTTGCAGATAACAAAGACAAAAGTAACAATACCGATTAGGTAGCAAAGCTGAAAAATAAAATAATAAAATGGCAAATAAATCAAAGAAAGGAAAGCTCGACACCTATTTGAAAGATCGAGTAAAAGTTAGTGAGACAGGATGCTGGGAGTGGACAGCACGTACTGACGGTGACGGGTACGGTCTCGCTGGTGTCTGGCGCAAGGAGCATGGAACAAACCTTGCCCACAGATTGAGCTACATGTGCTTTAAAGGGCCAATCGCGAAGGGGATGCTTGTATGTCATAGTTGCGATAACCGTTGCTGCATTAATCCGGAACATCTGTGGCTAGGAACCAATGCAGACAACATGACAGATATGGCAAGGAAGGGTCGTGCGGGTAAAAGTAAGATGAGCAATGCTGATGCTGTAGGAATAAGACTGCTTAAATCGATATTTCCTACCATACAAAACATCTATATCGCTGACGTTTACGGAATCGACCAGTCATCGATTTCGCGGACACTGAGCGGTAAGTATCGCAAGCATTTGAACGACGATGCACTTGCTATCACCCTTGCGGACTTCTGCGCTGTACTTGATAAGTTTCAGCAGCACGCTAACGAGACTGGCAAGCGAGGCGAACAAACACCACGACAGCGCTACGAAAGTGCTCTTGCGGATTATGAACAGTTTTGTAGAGATGCCGGGTGTAAGCATTCCGCATTCGATCTGGGCTATTACCATTCCCTCGATCAGTGCCCAAATTGCAGCAAGCGAGGCGAACAAGAATGAACTACTTTGCATTCGATCTTCACTCGTGCTTCGGCTATTCGCAAGCCACCTTGTGTCCGACTATCAAAGACGATCTATACGTCTGGCTATCCAAGAACGCACCTGATGCAAAGTTTCTGTTCCAACACCCGGTTGAGATCGAGCTTGGTAGCGACTACTACAGTGACCGTGAAGACGCTGACGACGAGTTCACGCACTCGATAAGCCGACACTTCTTCGAAAACGAAGATGAGTTCTACCGTCTTACCGTGTTGCTGCCTTTGGACGGCAGTGTTGATACAGACGCATTCAAGGCAGCGTTCGCGCATTACATGGACTAGGCTTCGCTGTTGTTCCCAGGCACGCAACCGATCAGGCCGTACATGGCCTGAAACTCGTACTGGCAACTCTCGCAGACATACTCTTGGTACACCGTGTACGCACCAACAGCACAAGCGCCCATAGTGACGCTCAAGCTGTCGCAAGCAGGGCAACGAACAATGCCTTCATCAACCGTTCGCTGCCGCCACTGATCCGAAGTGAGCATAGCGACCTCCATAAAATAATAACGAAATGAGCTATACATTCAGACCCAAGCCATACGTAGAAGCACGCGAACGATACTTTGAAATGCAATTACTCGCGAGCCTGGTGATCGCGCACGAATGGTTGAACGACAATCAAGTGATTCATACCGTCTTAGATGCAGATTTCCAACACCACTTTGGAAGTATCGACCTTAACAGCACACCACCGAACTCAGCGGTACTCAGATGCGCCTACACTGTGTATGGCTCCCCTGTTGAAATACCGGTCCGCCTGCTCAAGGACATTGAGTTTGCTGACGATGCGGAAGCGATCATGTTCAAGCTGCTGCACGGTGACTACTACGACCAAGTATAGGTGATTGAATCCAAAGTAGGCTATACCATCTGTGATCCTAAACAACTTGGATCACAACATGGCTGAGATCGTAGCAACTCCTGTCCCTATGGTAGAGCGCTTGACGTTTTTGCCCAAGGTGTTCGGCCTGAAGCTGATGATGAAAGCTGAAGCGCTGCTGTACCACACAGCAGAGCAACTTGCCGCAGAGACGTACAAGGGCGGCTACTGGGAGTACATGAAGGTCAGCAACGGATGCGGGTATGCAGCACCAGTCAACCCAGCACGCATGAAAGTCTGCGTATGGGGAAACGGGTTCGAAGGGGAAATGAGTAGCGATGCGGCCGGCATCGTGTTCACGCTGTTTGTGCTCAACAACCTGATGTTTGAGACAAGCGGCAAGGATGAAGCGCTAACTGAATTGCTGATCAAGAACTGGGAGCAGTTGCGCGACTATGCGGCAACACACGCAGAGGCACGACAAATATACAGAGCCATAGACTAAGGCTCTTGATTTCATTTGGTTCCTATGTAAGCTCGACGCATAGATAAACACATAACTAGAAGGTGTAACGAGATGCATACTGCGGCAAACAACAACTGGTGGCGGCAAGCGCTAGAGACAGCAGCTATATACGCGCTGTTGATCTACATCTTCACTGGCTTCTGCGTGATCTACATGATGTTCACAGAACCAGTTCGCAGCACTAGCGACTATTGGGTGATCGGCCTAGTAGGCGCTCCTGTTGGTCTGTACTACGGCTACATGCTGATAGTTAGACCGCTGCTCGTTGTGTTGGCCTGTGCGCTAGTCATCTTCCTGCGTTGCTTGCCGTTGATCATTGCAGGCTTCCTGCTTGGTGTCGGTTACATAGTTGCGATGCACGTACTGTAAGAACCCCCAGTAGTACTCTCTTTGGCCCCTCCCACAAGGGGCCTTTTTTTCGCTTGCTAAATAAGGTTCTAACCCACTTGACCCACCTATTAGGCGGTCACAGCGAGGAGAACCATAAGTGGCGAATAACAAACCACCAACAAACGCTTTTACACCGCAGAGCCAACCAACACCCGGCAACACTCGCGGTAAGTCGCCAAAGACTAAAGCAATTGACGCGTTAAAGCGCAGCAACCTAGGTTGGTCAGAAGATGACCTCTGGGACTACATCGTCGATCAAGCTCTCGTAAAGAAGAACAAAGAGCTGCTCGACGTCTATCTGAAAGCGGCTATCCCTACAGCACGCACAACTCTCCCACCAGTTCAATGGCAGTACGACCGAAGCCTCCCATATCACGAGAAATGCGAAGTGGTAATGGAAGCGATTGCAACCGGCGATCTGCCGCCAGACGTCGGTATGGAGATCATCAGCGCGATTAAACACATCGCAACAGTACACGAACAAGCCGAACAAACTAAGCGTCTGGAAGAGCTTGAGCAGGCATTGAAGGGCTTGCTTGGTAAATGAGTGCGTTGTTGAAGAGGTTAGAGCAAGCCAGCAAGCTACTGGCTCAAGTAAAAGAGCTAGAACAACCCCGCGAGTTCCGCATTGGTGTCTATAGAGCCAGTCGCAAAGAAGAACTGCTGTACGTGATCGACGCAACAGGCAAGCGGGTAGGTGGTGTCTGCCATGACGCAGGTATCACCATGACAGAGAACTTCATGCCTCTGTTTGATCCCAAGTATCGTTTCGTCTCCATGCGTGGCGGTCGTGCAGGGATGAAGACCGATACGGTCGGCATGATCGTGGTGCTGACTATGTATCACAGGGCTCTCCGCATTCTCTGCTTCCGAGAAGTACAGAACAGTATCAAGCAGTCAGTCTACGCAACACTAAAGAAGCAGATCGAAAAGCTCGGGCTTGAATCCTTCTTCGATAACTCAACCGAGAACGAGATACGCGGTCGTAACGGCTCTATCGTGATGTTCAAGGGCTTGCGTGATCAAACGGTCGAAAACATCAAGTCGTTCTCCGACGTTGACTTATGTTGGGGCGAAGAAGCAAGAGCACTGACAGAACGAAGCCTGCAAGTCTTAATCCCTACTGTTGTGCGTAACGAAGGAGCACGCTTCTTCTTTACATGGAACCCACAGCAAGACAGCGATGCCGTCTATCAGCGCTACGTGCTTAACAAGAATGATCGCGTCTGCGACATATGGGTGAACTTCCAGCACAACCCTTGGTTCATCGACGCAATCGACGAGGAACGCCTTGAAGACAAGGCCAGGTTGCCAGTCGATCAATACGAATGGATTTGGGAAGGCAAGGTACTGCCAGCACTGGTCGGTTCTGTGTACTTCAACGAGGTATCCACTGCATACGAGCAAAACCGTATCACCCGCGTCTCAGTCGATCCGCTGAAAGCCGTACACCAGTTCTGGGACTTGGGCGTAGGCGACAACATGGCGATTATCTTAGTCCAGACCCACTTGAGCGAAGTACGCATTGTTGGATATATCGAGAATCGGGGTAAAGAGATTGGCTGGTACAACGAGCAGATTCGAGAGTGGGGCAGAGAAAAAGGTGTGGCTAGCTGGGGAACAGTGAATCTCCCGCATGACGCTACACATCGAGATTACAAACTCGGCACACCAGAAAAATACATGAAGGAATATGGCTGGAAGGTGAACATTATGCCAGCCAATAACGAAGGTAACGGTATCCAAGCAGCCCGCGTTATGTTCCCCAACGTGTGGATTGATCAAGACTGTACCAAGTTGATCGAGTGCTTGAAACGATACCGATACAAAGAGAATTCGGACGGAAGCTTTAGCAATACCGTCCATGACATCTTTTCACACGGCGCAGATGCGTTCCGATATCTGGCTGTCGAGAGAGCAAAACTGACTGATACGCTCAGAGAGCGCAACAGACAAGCAGTACACCGTAATAGCACGGTGTTCAGGTATTAAACCCTATAAGGATTATAAATAACGATGGAACCAGAAAATACTTCACCTACCAATGAGCCAATTGAGAGCGCATCTCGAGAAAGCCACGGCGGTAATGTTGGCGGTGCCCTTAGCGAGGACGACTTTATCCGCTATTTCAACGAGAAGCACAGCAAGAGTTCTGAAACAACAGAACCAGCTAAAGCAGAAACAAAGGCTGAAACAGAAGCCAATGATGACGCAGACTCCGTTGACATTAGTGATCTTGAAGACGACTCAACCGACCTAGATACAGACGAAGCAAGCAGCGATTCAAACGATACCAAAGCAAGTGACACTGAGGAAAGCAAGGAAGAGCCTGTATTCGAGCTTCAGGTAGATGGACAAACGATCGAAGTTAAGCAATCTGAACTGATCGCTGATGCACAAAAATACCGTGCGTCCGAGAGCAAGTTTGAAGCCGCTTCAAAAATGCGCAAAGAAGCGGAAGAGGTGAAAGGTGCCTACACAAAGGACCGAGACACCCTTGATAGCCTGCTAGCACAGTACCAGAATTTTATGAACGAGCAGATGCAAGCTCGTCAACCTGATTGGAACGCACTCTTACAGAACGATCCCGCTGAGTATATTCGACAGAAAGAATACTTCTTGGCAATGCAACAAGAACAGGCAAACGCAAAGGCATATCAGGAACAAATCCGCGAGCAGCGTGAGATTGAAACAAAGCAGGCTGCCGAGAAACACACAAGCGAACAACGAGCAATCGTGTTCAAGAAGTTTCCACAGTGGAAGAATCCTGAAGTACTGACCCGCGACCAAAAGCTGATGCAAGACTACCTTGATACAACTGGCTTTACAGCGCAGGAGCAAGATGGTTTGCAGGATGCTCGTATGCTTGAAGTTGTGTACAAGGCTGCGAAATACGATCAGGCAGTAAAAGCTAAAGACCAGAAGAAGGCAAAGCCATCAACTGGAAAGACTTTGACATCGGGTGCTTCACAAGCTGCTGATCCTGGCTTCAACAAGCGTCAGGAACAAACAGCAGGTGCAAGACACCAAAAGGCGTTGAACGACGCATTTAAGCAGAACGGAGACTTTGATTCATTCAGAGCAATGTTCACGAACCAAATGCGCAACAAGCGCTAAAACCATCAGCCAAATAAAAAGGATAAGAAATGGTTAATAACATCGTTACACCATACGAAGTAAAAACAAACCGCGAAGACCTCGGTGACAAGATTTGGAATATCTCACCAGATAAGACACCATTCTTGGACATGATCGGCAAGACAACTGCTGATAACAAGCTGCACGAATGGGTCCATGACACTTTGCCAGTTGCTAACCCAAACAACGCAGTTAGCGACGGTATCGACGCAGTGACACAGGCACAGACACAAGCTGCACGTATCGGTAACTACACACAGAACCTGCAAAAGGTCTTCGCAGTTGCTGACCAACAAAAGTCATCCGACGAAGCAGGCATGACAGAACTGGCACGTTTGACCTACAACAACACCAAGGCTATCAAGCTGGACATGGAAGCGACCGTTCTGGAACGCGTTCAAGGTGGTGTAGGTGATAGCTCAGGTTCAAACCCACGCACAATGTTGGGCGTTGCTGGTTTCTTGGCTACTAACGCACTGTGCGGTACAGGTGGTTCCGTTGTTGCAGGTTCACGCACAGCATCAAGCTTTGCTAACCCAACAATCACAGCCGGTACAGCACGCCCATTGACAGAAGACCTCTTGGTCTCCGCAATGCAAGCTGCGTACACAAAGGGTGGCACACCATCAACATTCCTGGTCTCACCAAAGGGCAAAGTAACTGTTTCAGGTTTCAACAAGAACGTTACTAAGTTCCAAGACGTGGCAAAGGAAAGCAAGACATACCATACAGCTATCGACGTGTATGACACAGACTTCGGTGCAATCACCGTTGTTCCAAGTATCGTCCTGTCACAAGTAAGCTCAACAAACGCATACTTGCTGGATTCCAAGCAGTTTGCATTGGCTGAGAAGCAGTCAGTTGGTCTGGAAAAGCTGTCACGTACAGGTACATATGATAAGTATATGATCAATTGGGAGGCGACCTTGGAAGTTCGCGCTGAAGAGGGCTCCGCAATTATCCGTGACCTTAGCTCTTACTAAGACTAATTTGACTCAGTAAGCTGTAGGCTGTAAAAAAGAGTTGGGGATAAAACCCCAACTCTTTTTATTTCTGGCAATGAAAACAAATACAAAAACGCCTAATGACATTATCTCGCATGAGGAACTGAAGCACCTACTCTCATATGACCCGCTTACCGGTGAGTTCACTGCAAAAGTCAGCTTGGGTAGAAAGGTTAAAAAGGGCGAAAAGGTTGGAACCACTAATACGAGTGGTCGTCGCTATACTACTCTGCGTTACAAGCAGTATCAATTAGCTCGTTTAGCGTGCTATTACATGACCGGTTCCTACCCTCATGACTGTTGGGTGGATCACATCAACGGTGATAAGAGCGATGATCGTTGGAGTAACCTACGTCCGGTTACGCCTAAGCAAAACGGCCAAAACAACAACAAGCACCTCAACAAACCATTCGCTGGTGTTCGACAACGCAAGTCAGACTGGCTAGTTAACGTGCGTATAGATAACGACGCGTATTACTTGGGTGGTTATCCAACACTGTTAGATGCGATGGCAGCAAAGATCAGCAAGATTAACGAAGTAAAGGGCGAGTTCTCTCCATTCAGGCGGTAACACACAAAAGGGGCTTCGGCCCCTTTCATCATTTGGGCACCAGCTAAATACCGGGCAACCTTTTCAAAAGGGAACCCGAATAAATGGCTAGAAAAACAAAACAAAGCCCATCAGCATTAATCCCCCAAGACGTACCCGCACAAGACGACGTTCAAGAGCAATTGAAGCAACAGTTCTCGCAATTGTTGCCGGGTGTCTTGCCACAGGATGAAGGCCCACACATCAAGGCATCAGTTGACGTAGACGGTCCCAAGAGCAAGCGCATGGACGACGACACCTTGCTTGCTATCGTCAACCAGCTTGAGGAACGCGCTAAGACATACGTTCGAAGCAAGGTGATGCACCGTGCAACAAAGATTCAAGAGTACTTCTTTGCACAAGCAGATGGCGACTTCGCACAGAACCAGAACGGACGCTCTGACTTCGTAGATACATCAGTAGCGGACACAGTGCGCTGGCTCGAATGCCCGCTAGTTGAAGTGTTCTGCGGTACACAGAAGATCGTTGACTACATCGCGAACAACTCCGCACAGCAACAGTCAGCAGAGTCAATTGAAGCAATGGTCAACCACGTCTGGCAACAGAACGATGGCTACGAGATCATGCGTACTTGGATCAACGATGCGTTGATCAATCCAGCAGGCATTGTCAAGATTTTCTGGGAACCAGATAGCACGCGTAAGAGCACACGATACGAAGGGCTGTCAGACGACGAGTTCGCTGTAATTGCTCTCGCTGCACAAGCTGGTGAATGCATGATCGTAAGTCACGATCAATACCAGAATCCACAGTTCGATCCACTCACCGTTCTGCAACATGGCTTGGCAATGGCCGGTGCAAGTGGTGCTCCATCACCTGCTATCGCTCCGCAACTGCAACAACAAGCGCAAGCGGGCGCAAACCCACTTCAGATTGCTGCTAACACGCAGATCGATCCAAACCTGCCAGCTATCAGCAACACATTGCATGACGTAACCGTAGTTGTCATGCCAGATGGTAAGAAGGGCAAGGTAAAGATCGAGAACATTCCGCTTGACGAGTTCTACGTCGATCCAACAGCACGACGCATCAAAGACGCTCGCTACGCTGCTCACGCTTGCAAGAAAACAATCTCAGAACTCCGTGCAATGCAGTTTGATCCTGACTTGCTGGATGATATCGAGAACACAGACGACCCAGCATTTACAGAGTTGGCAATTGCTCGTAACCGCATGGATGACGTCACAGGCTTTGATTATGACCTTGGCAACCGTGACCCAAGTATGCGTGAAGTCACTGTAGTGGAAGCCTACGTACAGATGGACTATGACGGCGACGATATCGCGGAGTGGCGCAAGATTGTTAAAGCTGGCAACACCATTCTGCTTAACGAGCCATGCGACGGTAATCCATTCTGCGTAATGGTTAGCGTGCCAATCTCACACACTCTGTTTGGCATGAGTGTCGCTGAACTGGCTATGAACATTCAGAAGCAGAATACCGCATTCATTCGTGCGTTGATCGACAACGTTACGTTTGGTGCTGACGCTGCATTGTGGGTTCAATCTGATGCAGTGGACATTACGCACGTACAGACAATTGGTCCCGGTTCCGTAATCCCAATCGACAGCGACAATCCAGCAGCGGCAATTGGTGTCGTGCCTAACAGTAGCGGTGACGTTGCGGCTCTAACTCAAGTTCTTGAATTGTTCGACTTGCTGAAGCAAGAACGTACAGGTGTTATGAAGAATGTGCAGTCGAATGATGCAGACATGATCAACGATACCGCTACTGGTTATCTCAAGCAGATCGAACAGGGTGAAGCACGCACAAAGCTTATCACACGTCACTTTTCAGAGACGGGTGTCAAGCCTGCTGCATTGCGTATCCAAGCATTGTTGGCGCAACACCAGGACGAGTACATGGAAGTTCGTATCAACGGTCAAACACTTAAGGCAGACCCAATGGACGCACGTAACCAATTCGATATGCGTGTTCAGGTTGGTCTTGGTACTGGCGACAAGGGCCGTACATTCGGCGCGTTGGCTCAAATCCTGCAATTGCAGATGCAAGCTATGCAGCAAAACACAGGCATGGTCGATCTGAACCTGATCTACAACACCGTTGAGCGCATGGTTGGTTCATTGGGTGTTGCGAACGCTAGCGAGTTTGTTCACAAACCACCTTCACCAATGCCACAAGTGCCACCTCCGCAAGTTTCGCCTGACAAGCAGGCAGAACTGCAAATTGAGCAGCAAAAGGCGCAGTCAGAGCAGCAACGACAAGAACGCCAAGCACAGTTGGATGCAATGCGTATTCAAGCTCAAGCAAAGACTGACAACGAGCAACGTCAGATGGACTTCCAATACAAATTGCAATTGCTTGAGAAGCAGAAAGAGATTGAGCAGTTGAAGGCAATCCTGGCCATCTCTGCACAGCGTGAACAAGCAGCGTTCCAAGCTGGTGTATCACCTGAAGCAGAACAAGCCATGTTCAACGAGACATTCCACTCAACAGAACAAGCATACGGCTCCGCACTTACAGGCATCAACATGCACATGAGCGGAGAAATGGACGACCTGATTAACACGATCAGCAACGCACCAGACCCAACAACACCTGACCAATCAGGAGAGTAATAAATGACAACAATTAATTCCGCATCAGACGGCCAATTAGACACAGCAATTTTCGAGGGTGACGAAGCACGAGCAATGCTCCAACACCCTGTATTGCTCAAAGCACTTGACGAGATCGAACGCGACGCAACAGAAGCAATGATTAACGCGCTAGATCCGGCGGAACGTGAAGCCAAATGGTACACAACCCGCGCTATCAAGGAACTGAAGAAGCAACTGCTGAAGACTGCCAATGCAGGCGCAGTAGCAAAAGACACAAAAGTAAAGCGAGCACGAAATGTCCAGAAGTAAAGTTGATATTGCTGTAACCAAGGACGTTTCAGGCTACACACTGTTTGTCGAGAAGACCACTGACGTAACCAAAGAGCTTGAAGAAGCAGCGGCAATCCGTAATGAGATTGGTGGTCAGTCTACATACGGCAAGGCTATGCGTCACCTCGCACACTTTCCAGCAGCAGCCATTACGGCTTACCTGCACGCTTACGATGTGACAGCAGCAGAGTTTGATCAAGACAAGACGAAGCACATCAAACGCATGATGGCTGATCCTGACCTGCAAGCGTTCGTGATCAACCCGTACTTCACAAAGAAGTAAGAAGCAAAGCTTCACCAATAACAATAATAACAAGGTGAAAGATGACCAACATCGAGTCATACGACGATCTAATTGAGGCCGTTGGCGAATACCTACAGCGTGCCGACCTAGCGGACAGAGTACCGCTGTTCATCGCACTGGCGGAGAAGCGTCTCAACGACGTGATCAAAACAATGCCCCAACAAGTGGCATTGCCGTACATCATCACTCCCGCAGCAGGCACAAACATTCTCAGCTTGCCGTCTGACTTCGGTGCTCTCATCCGCTGCACATACGGCTCACGTCCGCTTACGTTCATCTCCCCAGAAAGCATCGACGTTGAAAACACGCGTTGCAATGCAATGAAGTTCACGTTGCTGGGAAACAAACTGTATTTGCAGACAATGAGTAATGGTCAAGATGCATTGGTGATCTATTACTACAAGCAATTGGATCAATTGAGCGAGACCAACGAAAGCAATTGGTTGCTCGAAGACTATCCAAATATGTACTTGTACGCGACGCTGCTTGAGACAGAGCCGTTTGTGATGGATGACGAGCGTGTTGCCGTATGGTCTGAACTGCTGTCGCAAGCTCTGCAATCAGCAAAGACCGCGTCACGTGTATCGCAGCTTCCACAGCATAGCCGCATTACGCGCACACGTTCCTAAGGTGTATCAATGGCAAAGAAATTAGACATTGATCCACAAAAGGTAGTTGGCTTCGCACCAGACCTTGATCCAAGTACACCCGGCATCTTCCAAAGCTGCAACAACGTTATACCAACTCTAATCGGCTTCAAGGGCGCAGCTAGTCCCGTTTCATCAGGATTAGCCGCTATCGCAGCACCAGTTCTCGGTAATGCGCTGATCGCACGACTAGACGGAACAGACCGCCAGTTCGCAGCAACAGCAACACAGATTTTCGAGAACGTTGCAGGTGTATGGACAGACCGTAGCCGCTCAGGCAACTACAGCCTGGGTACTAGCGGACATTGGCGCTTTGCGGCATTCGGTAACGAATCACTTGCCGTCAACGGTGCTAGTGCTCTGCAAGCGTCTCTTGATGGAGCATTTGCTGACGTAGCGAACGCACCAATAGGGAAGGTGATCTTCGTTGCTAACGGCCAAGTGTTCGTCTGCAACAACTCATCACCAGCAGCCGCAGCAACACCAGATGCATGGTACTGCTCAGGCGTCTACGACCATACGCAATGGGACACGACAAACCTGCAATCACTCTCTGCATATGGTCGTCTACTTGATACACCGGGCGGTATTACAGCGGGCGCAGCACTGGGTAACAACGCGATCCTGTTCAAGTCCAACGCTATGTATGTCGGTACGCAGATGGGATATCCCACAAACTGGGGCTGGCAAGCAATTACCAAGAATATCGGCGCACCATGTCAAGAGGCTGTTGTCTCCACAGGTAACGCGCTGTACTTCATCGGTACGGACGACTTCTACGAGTACCAGTTGAACGGTCTACCAACTCCAATTGGTCAGAACGTGCGTCGTTGGTTCTTCAAGAACTTGAACCCGAATTACAAAGACAAGATGAGCTCGTTCTACGACCAAGATCAGCACGTGATCTATTGGGCGTTTGTATCGAACAACTCACTAGACGGCACGCTTGATACCTGCATTGTCTATAACTGGGCAACGCAGACATGGGGCCGTATGGATTTGAAGATGCAAGGCTTTGTGCAGATTCTAAACGGTCAGATGACATACAACACGCTTGGCACGCAGTGGACAACGTGGAACAGCTTGCCAAACATCTCGTATGACTCCTCGTTCTGGATCAACTACCGCATTACACCGGGCTTCTTCGACACTACGAACAAGCTGATGGCACTTGCAGGTACTTCGACAGGAGCGACCATTACCACGAATGCGTTCGGTGATGACTCGATGTACACCAGTATGCAGCAGTTCAAGATGCGCTTCTATATGGAGCCTGCATCGGGTTCAGCAATATGGCAGGGAAGACCAACACTAGGCACGTCCGACCCAACACTGATTGCCAATGCAAACACGGGTCCGTTCGTACTTGCAGATGCACGTTTCGACGTAGGGCAAAGCACACGCTGGCATAACCTGATACTCACGTTCAATGGAGACTTCGAACTGATCATGTGGTATCCGCTGCTTGTATCAAGAGGAAAGAATTAATGGCTAAGATCGGAAAAATTACACTGCCAACAAAGACAGTGACGTTAAAGAGCGGTGAGAAGGTATCAATGCTTGATCCTAATGCAGTGTTGCTCGTCTTGAACAACATGGCAGACCAGTTAGATGCGGTTTCAAGTGGGCGTGCATCAGCATCATGGAATGCAGCTAGCGCACCACCATCGGGCAGCACCACAACTAACCCAACTGGCATTGTGCCGGGTTTGAATTACGGGGTAGGGGACTTCATTTCGAACAAGGCTCCTGCTGTAACAACGACCAACAGCCACAACTACGTGTTGATGGGTTGGGTCTGCACAAAAGCTGGCACGATTGGCACAACAACAGCACCAACGTTCACAGCCTGCTATAGCGTAGTCGGGCCATTCTGATCCGCGCTTCCTATAAATAACAAGAATAAAGGAAAGGATTCATATGGCATCTCTTCTATCACTATTGGGCAATTCGTCCGGTTTGCCAACAACGCTGACCGACGAAGAACAAGAAGCCCTTCTACAGCAACAGCAAGCGCCCACATCAGGTTTGTCCGCGTTGATGGGTGTTGCTGGCCCCGACTCAACATCAGAAACCACGCAGCCACTACAAAGTGCAACTTCACAGAGTCTGATTAACTCGCTCGGACAAGGCGACAGCAAGAACATGGGTTCAGACGCGAATCCAAGCTATTCAACCGACTCTATGAAGTCAGATGAAGCAGCAGCGCAAACAGCATCAGAAGACGCTGCAAACGCCTCTAAGGACAGCACTAGCACAGGTACTAGCGACGCAAACCAAGCTGATGGTGCGTCTTCTACTGACGCTGGCAGCACTTCCACCGACACTTCAAGCTCTGACGATTCCGGTAGCGGCTTTCTGAACTTCTTGAAACGAGATTTCCACAAGCTCGCGTCAGACCCATACCTGTTTCCATCAATGATGGCAGCAGGCGCAAGCATGATGGGAAACAGTCGTTACGGTACTCCCGGTGCTGCGGCTGTTGGTCAAGGCATATTGGCAGGTCAGCAAACCTACAACGCGCGTCGTCAGCAAGACATTGGCAACACGATGGCGGCAGCACAGTATCAACGCGCGATGGCGAAGGATCAAGCAGAGATCGAGAGCAAGAAGGCAACAACTGCTCAGACTGCTATGAACACAAAGAACTCAATGGACTTGCGTTCATACATGGCTAACCCAGGTCAAACAGGCATTACACCACAAGGTATTCTGGCAAACGGCGGTACTGCTGAAACGGTCAAATCCTACTTCCCAGATTTGCAGATGAAGACTGACGACACCGGCAACGTGTATGCGTTCAATCCACGCACAGGTGTCCAAGCAAAGATCGGCACACAGCAAGTCGTGAAGAACACACCTGTCACCGACAACGTGAATGTCTACAACGGCACTGGTGCGAATGGTCAGCCAAACGCTACGCAGGTACAAACTGGCGGAATGGCTCCAGCAGAAGTATCAAAGGCAATCCAACCATACAACGAAGCGCAGGGCAAAGCAAAGGAACAAGCCGACCAGTACACAGGCTTGATCGGTGCATTGCAGACTAAAGATGCGCTCGGAAGTACAAGCGGTATGTTGGGTGACGTCTCACGTCAAGCTCTCAATAAGCTTGGTATTTTCGATCCAAACTCAGCAATTCGACAAGTGGCAAACCGTATGAACGTGACGCAGGAAATGTCTCTGCTTCCACCGGGCGCACGTCCAAACCAGTTTATTGAAAAGCAGTTGACCAAGACGCAGGCTGATCCATCTTCAGCAAGCCCAGAACTGTTGTTGCAAAACGCCACATACAACAAGGTCATGGCTGATGTGCACGCCGTTGATAACGCAGCGAGGGCCGCTTACTTGTCAGCTAACGGTGGTAATGAAGCAAACCTGACAAAGAAAACAACTATCACGATGAACGGTATGCAACGCACCTATGGCGCAGGCACATCAATCCAGCAAGTAGCGGAAGATGCGAAGGAGCATTTTGTCGATTACAAACCAGCAATGATTAGTCCAGCATGGGCGCAGGGCAAAAACGTTGACGACAAGGCAATCCAGCAAGCGCTTGAAATGGCAAAAGACCCTAAGAAGCGTGAGCAGCTTGTGAAAGCGGGAGTGCTAATGAAACCAATTTTTGGAGGTCAGTAATGGCTGACAGCAATTGGACACCAGTAGAAGGCGACTCAAGCGCATCAGGCGATTGGACTCCTGTAAGCAGTGGTAGCAGCGATGGCACTCCACAGGGCTTTGCTCAGACTTACGGCCCTACGATCAACAATATCGCGTCTCAGCTCAAAGTTGATCCTTCGATCATTGCCGGTCAATTGGCCTTAGAGACAGGTTACGGTGCTCACACAATTCCGGGCACAAACAATCTCGGCAACATCAAGTCAACAAATGGCAAGGGCGTTAGCGCGACTGACAATCAGACAGGCTCAAACGATGTCTACCAGCAGTACGACACTCCTGACGCATTCGGCGACGGCTTCGTTAATCTGATCAAGAACAAGTATCCAAAGGCTATTGGCGCAAAGGACGCGACTACGTTCGCATCCGCATTGAAAGCTGGTGGGTACGCTCAAGACCCGAACTACGTTAGCAAGGTCAGCAGCACAGCAAAGATCATGTCTAACGTTCTGGGTGCTGTTACAGGCTCAACCAACGCGAATGCGAGCGAAGTACCACAACCTGCTGCAAAGGGCGACACATCAGACGTTGCTTCCTTCATCAAGCAGTATGGCGGTGCCGCACCATCGCAAGCGCAGACTCAAGCTCCTGCGCAAGCTGACAACAGCGACGATGTATCAAGCTTCTTGAAGCAATACGGTCCTCAATCACAAGATAAAGCGCCCGGCACAGTTACAACCACGACCAACCCTGTAATGATGGGCGCTCGTGATGCCATTTACAGCAAGCTTGAACCGGCTGTTGGTTGGCTTTCTAAGGGCGCCAACTGGATTGCGCCAAATTCACAGTTCGCAAAAGACGCAGCACAAGGCTTGCAGGACTTGCACGCAACGAACGCAGCGCAGCAGCAGGCTTACGACAAGGTTGATCATAACTGGGTGGACAAGACTGGTCGTTTCGCAACAGATCTAACAGGCTCCGCAGCATTAACACCAATGACAGGTGGCGGTCTAGCAAGCACGGTCCTTCAAACTGCTGCACAAGGAGCCCTTGCTGATCCAGATCATCCGTTGATGGGCGCGGCAGTCGGTACTGCTGGTGGTGTAGTCGGCCATGCCGTGGGTGCAATGGCAAAGCCGATCGTGTCCAAGGTCACAGGTATCAGCAAGATGCTTAAGGCTGAAGATGCAACAGCGGCAAATGCAGGCACTGCTACTGGTGGTGCTTTCACACCTGCTGAAACACAAATGGCATCAAAGGTAGCTGAGGGCATCAACGCAGACGGTGCGAGATCGACTGCCGTAGCTAAACAAATGGCGGCAAACGCTGACAGTGCAGTGCCCGGTTATCAACGCACAGCAGCGGAAGCGACAGACAATCCTACTGTTCAAGCAATCCAGCAAGGTTTGGACAAGAGCGACAACAACGCGGCACTCGCTGCACGCGCTGATGCAAACGCGAATGCGAACACCGACTTCTTAAAGACAGGTGCAACTTCAGACGCGGCTTTGCAAGCTCAAAGAGACGCCTTTAACGCATCACAAGAAGCCCTTGCTGCACAAGGCAACAAGGAAGTAGGTCCAGTCACAGCACAGCAAGATCGAACAGTATTCGATACGCCTGCAATGCAGAAGAACTTGGGCCGTGCCAATGTCTATGCGCAAAACGAGGGTGACAACGTAATCCAACGTGCGTTCGACGAACCAAACAATGACCTCGTAGCGGGTTGGAACAATGTTGCGGGCACAGCAGCTAAGACAGCCGGACTTGAGACTGATCGTACATTAGCAACTTCGCCAATGTATGAGAGCGTTCTTGCAAATGCGAAGCCAATGCGCGTTGAGGGTGATCTACACGATTTGCTCGAAACACCAATCATGCAGAAGGCGCTAGATGCGGTGAGTATCAACAAGCGCAATGCGTTGAGCGACGAGCCAGTTATCAAAGACATAATGACAGGCAATGGCACAGGCTATCGCGCTATCACTCCTGCTGACTTGAACCTGTCAAAGATGTATCTCGACAATTATATCGAGCGTATGGGTAACCCTGCTGACGTGGCATCAGCAGATCGATACCAGTTGAACAACTACTACGACATTCGCAAGCGTATCAACAATATGCTTGAGAGCAATGTCAAGGGCTTCGCAAATGTCAACAAGGAGTTTGCAAAACGCTCCGACATGATCGCAGAGAGCAAGTTTCTCACAGACCCAAATATGGTCAATGCGTTCGGCAAGCTTAACGTCAATAAGCTTGACGCCCTTGTAAAGCAGATCAAAGCAGGGAAGGCGAACAACAACCCAATGGACCCTGCAAAGGCTGTCTCAATGGCAAAGCTCGCCCAGCTTGAGCAACTTCGAGACGACGCAATCGCGGCAGCAAAGCGTAATAGCGCACAAGGCTTGCGCGGTGATTCCTACAACTACATGCGAGCAGCGGCAGAGAAGGACCCAATCGCAGCGGCACAACTGCAACAGCACTTGGAAGGTAACTCACCAGCGTACAAACAGTTCTATAGCGAGCACGCAGCGGGTAATCACGCTATTGGTCAGCAAGAGAACTATAACGAGTTGATGAAGCGCTTTGATACACGTCCTACCGGCAATGTTGCGTGGCATGACGTGCGCAATCTCGGAACAGAGTTCGACAAGTATTCACCAGAGAATGTTGCTCGCTTGAACGCAGTGCAAGACAACTTGCGCCGTTATGCGACACGTACTGAGAACGTAGCAGGTTCAAACACAACTTCCAACTTCGCAAAGCGCGAAGGCTTCGAGAACCTTATTGCAGGACAGCGCGGTAATGGTATTGGTAACTTCGTCGGTGGTGAGCACGGTCAGACCGCAATGCGAATGCTAATGGGTCCGCCAGCTACTCTTGCAGGCGCAAAGATGTTTGGCAAGTTGGGTGCGACTGCTGGTGATTTCCTCGGTGACAAGTTTGCGACTGGAACGGCAAAGCTCGCAGGGCGCTTGCTCGGCGGCGACTCAGCAGAGACGTTGGCAAAGGCAACAGCAGCGAACCGAGATGCAGTCGAAAAGCTGTTGCTCGATCCTAAGCGCCTGTCTGACGCAATGACTGCACTTAACAAAGGAGGTCGAAGAAAGAACGTAATTAACGAAAGCCTGATAAGTAAGATGGACAGTACCAAAGCTGCAGGTGGCTTGCTTGGGGCAATCATCGCAGGTCAGATCGCTAACGAATTCAACGACGATAAGCGCAAGAAGTAACTAGCTCCACCTCCCAAATAAAAATAATAACAAGGGAACATAGATGTCGATCTTCCTATTAAAACGAAAAGCCCTAGGCCATGTGCCTTGTGGCTCTAGCGGTGCCAGTGGTGGTAGCTCAACTACCACGCAAGAACTGCCCGGCTACGCACAGCCATACGCACAGCAGATTCTGCAAACAAGTAGCGATCTGTCTAAGTCAGGCGTTCCACAGTATCAAGGTCAAACCTACGCTGGAGCTAATGGCACTCAGACTGGCGCTATTCAAGGCATGACCAACCTCGCACAAAGCGGTGGTGTTGGTGGTCAAGTAAGCGGTTCAGTTGCGAACACAGCTAATAACGGTGGCAACAACTACGGCACCGTCCAAGCTACGCAGGCAACGGCAGCACAGAACCCTTATGCGGATATGAGCAACCCATATCTGCAACAGATGACAAGTGCAGCCAACCAAGAGACTACGCAAGACTTCAACAAGAACGCAATGAACCTCAATGCTCAGTTTGCGAGCAATGGTGCGTTTGGTGGAAGTGCGCAGCAAAACGCTATGAACGACCAAAACCAGACTTTGGCTCGTGCACTGGCGAATAACTCAGCGAATATCTACGGCAACGCCTATAACACTGCTTCGCAAGCAGCTAGCAACAACGCTTCACTGGCAACCCAAGCAAGCTTGGCTAACCAGTCAGCGAACTTGCAAGCAGCGGGTTTGAACAGCAGCAATTACAACACTGCACAAGGTCGCGCTCTTTCTGCTGCTGGTTTGGCTCCATCATTGGATGCGAACACGCTGAACCAGTTGAATGCGCAGTACACAGGCGGCACAGCGTTGCAGACAAACGATCAGAACCAACTCAATGCGAACTATCAGCAATGGTACTCGCAAAATATGGCTCCGTACGAGAACTTGGGCGTGTTGGAATCAGGTCTCAGTGCTGCATTGGGTAACGGTGCGCAGGGCGTCACAAGCTCAACACAATCAGCAAGCCCATTGGGTATTGGAGTAGGCGGGGCAACAGCAGGTGCTGGCTTGCTCGGATCATTAGCACAAGGAGGCTACCTGTAATGTCAGTCCCATCAAGCATTTCACAACTCAGCGTAACGCCTACGCTGAACAGCCCAGCGGGCAACGAGCCAATTGGCAATAACGCGGCTCTATACTTGCAAGCTCACGCGGCGTTCATTGCGCAAGTTGCAAACGGTACCGGCATCACAATGTCGAAAGCATTGTCGATGAGCGGCTATCAGATCAACAACGTTGCAGCAGGTACGGCAAACACTGACGCGATCAACCTGCAACAGTTAAAGAACTACGAACCAATCGGCACGATCAAGCTATGGTCCGGTTCCGTCGCTAACATTGCGTCAGCATTCGGTCCTAACTGGGCTTTGTGTAACGGACAGAACGGTACCCCAAACTTGCTCGACCGCTTTGTTATTGCTGGTGGTGGAAGCTTTTCACCGGGCCAAGCTGGCGGTACATTTACCTACACGCTATCACAAGCAAACATGCCTGTTCATAGCCACCAAGTTTTTGACGGTGGGCACTCGCACTCTGTTTCAGATGGCACACACAGTCACGGTCTCGTTGATAACGGCCACGCTCACAGCATGCCTTCTGGTGGTGTTGGTCAAGCTGGTGGTGACAACGGCGGTATTACTGCTGCAAGCGGCCCAAATGGCTACGGTGCTCGCGCTGCGCAGAACACGAACGCATCAGGGACAGGCATCGCCATCTTGTCGTCATACGCAAACATCAGCGTCTATGGTTCAGGAACAGGTATCAGCCTTGGTAATGCAGGTTCAGGTACACCGTTCACAGTGATCCCACAGTATTACGCGCTTTGCTACGTCATGAAAATTTCGAGCAACTAAGGAGCGAATATGGGATCAGCAGTTCAAGGAATCGACAACGCCATTTCGCCAATTACAGAGAAATTGGGTGCTATCAACCGTAAGATCGACCCTATCATGCGCTTTGGCCCAATCAGAAATATTTCTGAGACGGCAGAGTCGCATCCACTAGAAGCGGCCGCAATCGCCGCTGCTGCTTACTTTACGGGTGGTGCCGCATTAGGGGCATTGGGTGCGGGAGCAGGTGCAACCGCTGGCGCAACAGCAGGAGCAACAGGAGCTTTAGCGGCAGACGCGGGAACAGCAGCCGCAATTGGTGCTGGTGCCGCTGACGTTGGTACTGCCGCCGGTCTTGGTTCTGGCTTGCTAGCAGGAACAGCAGGAACAGATTTAGGGGCAGGAGCACTCGCAGCAACAGCAGGTACGACCGTCGGCGCGACAGGTGGATTGGGCGCTGCTGCCGCTGGGGCGGCTGGTGCAGGAGCCACTACCGTTGGTTTAACCGGCGTTGGCAATGGCATCGGCTCAAGTATTGGTGCCGGAGCAGGACAATCGGGAACAGGCTTGTATGGCGCTCTGCATGGTGCCGCAGCGTATGGTGACTCTGGTTTGGCCAGCACTGTCGGTACTGGCGGTTCTTTCACAATGCCTACAGCATATGGCAACGCATTAGGGGAAGCACCTACAGGCTTGTTTGGTGTCGAGGGTGGTTACGGCGGTGGAATGACCGGCACGTCAAGCGGCGCAATAGGCGGTGGTATTTCAGGTTCGGTGAACGGCACTGGTGCTGTTGGATACGGTTCTGGCGCAACATCGACAATGGGCGGGTTCTTCAACAGTCCGTCTCTCGGTACTGGCATGAAGGTGTTGAACGCGGGACAGAAGGCATACACCGCTAGTCAGCTTGCGCAACAGCCACAGCAACAACCGCAAGTAGCGAGAATGCCTGCACCACGCAGAGCAACACAAGGCAATGCAGGTTCAGGAATCCCTGCACCAATGCCAATGATGACCGGAGCAGGCGGGATTATCGCTATGCCGGGTGCGACAGAGTTGCCGACCTCAACCAGCTATCAGACGCTTCTCAACAATATGCTGGCGAACTCCGCACAGTCTCCAATGGCCGGATTAGGCAGCGGCAGCAACTTCATTCCCGGTGCTGGCGGGATGATGAACCCAGCGTACTTGATGCCCGGTCGCTATTGAAATGTTGTATTTTTGCTGAAAACTAGTCTTCAAATAGAAAATGCTCAAACCAAGTATTTCCTATTCGTGACAACAACTTAGAGCACCCAAAACCGCCATATTTTGGGTGCTCTTTCAATTTGGCAACCATTTTCGGTGCTTGTCGGGGAACGTTGTGTGTGGCACGCATAATTTTTGCGAAAAAAACTTCTAGCTCACACTCACGCAAAAGCAAACTATTCTCGCGTATTCGGAAGCGTTTAGCATTGAAATCTTTGAAATCGATTTGCTACTAGTGTTTCACGAGTGGATACTCCGTTTCGTTGATTCATTCAGAAGCAACGACTAATTAATTTAACTACGGGGAAAACTCAAAATGCAAGCAGCTCTTAAAAACGGTCGCATCGAAATCACCGACGAATTGATCGGAGATAACGCACAAGCGCAAATCAACGCAATCCAGGAATGGGCTGCGAGTAATAACGCTACATGCGAAACGCAGACTGTTTATAACCGCCCGGTAATTGTCAACGACAAGACGAACGAGCAAGCCGACGGTGAAGTTGACCGCACCAAGCCTGCTGGACGTCGTTATATTGTTACGACCGATAATCTCGACGCACATAAAGCGTTCGAGAGCTTGTTCACCGCAAAGCAACCCGCAAAGCGTACTAGCGCCGGTCCGATCAAGAAGGACAAAGAGAAGACCGAAGCAACAGCACTGTTCGCGGAAGGCAAGCTGAACAACAAGCAGATTGCAGAGAAGGTAGGCGTCAGCGTCAACTCTATCGGCACTTGGAAGCGAGCTTGGGAAGCAAGCAAAGCAACCGCCCAGTAACAAACAACTCCATTGAAAACAACGCGATGCCCTCAAGGGCAGGGCATCACTCGCACTAAAGGAACATGAATGCAAGACACGCTTACGCACTACCCAATGAGAGACGGTAGCCATCTTTACTCCGCGCATCATTACAGCGATAACGCCCGTAAATCCGCATACGAGCAATGCAAGCTTCTCGAATACTGGTGGAAGCACTGTATCTCGACTAAGGGCGAATATGGCGGTGTATGGATGAAAGCACGCGAAGAAACAAGGCCTGTAGAATACGATGTATATGTCCGGATCACCAATATGAAGAACGTTGCCAAATTCACGGCAACGTTCGCACACACTAACTAAGGGGAAAACATGGAAGCAAAATGGCGTCAGGTTGAAGATGAAGGCATCTACTACTTTCAATACGGTTATTGTTCGGAAGCGGAAGCTATCGGTATGCACGGCAAGGTATCTGCGTTTCTTGCGGAAAACGACCTTTCCGATAGCGTTGCTGTGCATACGATCCGCACGAAAACAGAATCGCGAGATAGCGCAACAGGCAAGTACGGTGTTCACCGTGACTACTTGTATGGCCTCCATGTGCTCCACATGGAAGCTGCCGACGCTGTGCATTTCAAACTTGCTTTCTGCTAGTGCAGGATTGCCAGTTGTTGATGGTGCCCCAATTTCGTGCTAAAAGGTGGTTGCGCACAGCAGAAGTGGCAAAGCGTGCGCAGCCAGTGCAAGCGCAGTGCTTCAGGTAGTGCAAAACAGGGTGAATTTACGCGTGCCAGATGATCCGAAATTGTTGTATAGGATCAGCTAAGTTGTTGAAAAATCTAGACAAAGTGCGCTTTTAGCAGCGCATGATCTGCTGCTGTCGTGGCGACAGAGCCGGATGGTGGCGAATTTTGAGCGGCAGTTTGGCGATATCCCGGGCGCGGCGGGCGGTGAGTTCGAGCGTCAGTTCCGGGTCGACTACGTCGGGCGGAATGTAGTGGCCGCCGACGAGCACCATCTCAAGCGCGCGAAGGATAAGGATCGGGTCGAGCGCACGTGGGATCACGCCCATTGCGCCGACACTTATCAGCGCATAGACGAGCGCGGCACCGCAGCGGTCGACCATGATGGCTGCGGGCACGCGGGGCGCTTCGTCGAGCAGGAGCTGCAGGTCGCCGGTACGCATGTCGGGCGCCCAGCCGATCACGATCATGTCGGGTTCGGAGCGTTTCAAGGCGGAACGGGCTTGTCTCCAGTCCTTCGCCTCGGTGAATTGCGCCTGGCGCGCAACACGGCGCAGCAATGTTTTAAGGCCCGCCCGGCGCTCGGCGTCGGAACCAATAATGTTGATTATCATGCTTTACCTCGTGTCAATACACCCGTTGCCCTCGGCTCCGGGACTCGACGCCGAATTACGTTTCGGCGTCAGTGGCTATATTGACAAATTTAAGCTGATTCGGCCCCCTATCCGAATGGCATAGGCATAAATACACAAAAACCCCGCGCGAGGGCGGGGTTCGTTGTGGGTTGAAAACGGCTCTCTTGCCGATTGTCAGTGGAAATGAGGCTGCGCCGGCTCTGCGTCCTCGGGCATCTCGGCATGAACGATCTCGCCGAGCGGATCGGCGTAGAGCGGCACACCGCAGTCGTCGCAGAACTCCGGCTCGAAGCGTCCCGCGTGACGCCGCACATCCGAGACGCCTGTTCTTTTGAGCAACTCGACGATTTCCTCTACCGGGCCATCGGCGCCTTCGAGATCGGCCGCGTCGTCGTCCATCCCCGACTCTCCGTTTTCGCGTCCGTAGAGCGGCCACACGACGCCGTAGATCACGTCGTTGCTGCCGCGCCGCGTGAAGCCGATGCGGTATTCGTCGATGCGCCGTTCCCCGAAGCCCGCGATAACCGCCCGTAAATCCTGAGGCGCGGTGCCGAGCGTGTCGAACAGATATCGGACTGCGGTGCGCACGGTGTGGGGACGGACCTGCTCGTCGGCGTCGCGACAGGCCGAGTAGTAGGCGTCGGGAAGCAGGCACTCGAATTCGCAGCCGGGCAAGATGGCGGCGAAACTCGGCCCGCCTTGAGCGGCCCACTGCTCGAGGCATTGACCGCGCTCGACGCGGCTGCCGTTTTCGTCTTCCTGCCAGCGGAAGAATGCCGCACCGGCCGGCACGACGACCAGAGCCAGCAGAAATCGCGGGTCGGCCAGAATCGGCGAGGTTTCGGGAAGATCGGACAGGTTCAGGCGCGCGGCGGTGCCGCTCAACACCGTTTGCAACAATTGTTGCGCGAGGCGTGCGGTATCCACGTGGTGTCGCGGCAACTGGTCGATGCTGTAGAGATAGGGCGCGACGGCGACGCGCGCGTCCGCTGCTAGGACATGCGCCTGCATTTGCGTGCGCAGGGCATCGACGGCATCGCCCTTGAGCGCCCCCGACGGGATCGCATAGCGCGTCCACGCGAGCACCGGCGCGGAAATGAGCAATGCTTCGTGGGGCGCGCCCTCGATGTCGATTTTGAATGACTCGCTGTGCGTCTCGGCCATATCGGCGAGCGCTCCGTAGGCGTCTGGATGGTTCTGCTGCAGATGGTCGAGCGCGGCATCGAGCGTCGTCTGATTGCCGTTACGCACGAGTTTGGCGATGAGGGCGTCGAGGCGGGCTTCCCAGAACCTGTCCTCGACGCGGCTTCCGGACGCGAAGAGCGCGAGGGAGAGGCTGACGAGCTTGTCGGCATCCGGGGGAATACGTTTTGCGATTCGCGAGCGCAT